ATTAGTAGTTGGATTAGCATTAGCTAATTGAATTTCAATAGTGTCAGTAGTAGCAAGAGCTTTCGCGTTACACTCATTATAAGAAACGTGTAATCTATTTTGTTCAGACCAAAGTACTTGATCAGATGTCATTGGCATTTCAGCGCCAACCATTCTTAAGAAACCTGATAATGTTCTATTACCATATCTCTCAACTTCAGCTTCGTAAAGCTCAGGCAGATATTGTTGTGCCCAATCGCTTGTACCATCAGCAAAGTTTAAGTAGTTGTTACTTAAAGCTTGCTTCTTTTGAGCTGGAATTAAACTTGCAGGAAAACTCCCACTTGTTGCAAAACTCATAATTTATATTTTAGTTTAAGTTATTTTTTTGTTTTTATTCTTAACTTAGAACTATCTACACCACTAATCGCTTTTATTTTTAACCCATTAATAAACATTTCACCAGAGCTAGTAGCTCTAACTTCATTTGTTATATTTTTAGATTTAGCATTCATATCTTTAATTGCATCAGTTTTACCTTGCTCATAAAAATGTTGTGCTATTTTATCGGCATTATTAGCAGTATATAAGGCTTTATGATAACCTCTATAATCTTTGATTTCACCTTTTTTATCTAGGAACCTCCCAACAAAATTATTTAAATCAGATTGATTTTGAGCAACATCATTCTTGTTATTTACATTATATCTAAAAGCTTTTTCACCTACGTTATATTCAAAACCTTTGAACTCATCGGCAAATAGTTTTTTAGTATTGTTTGTAAAACTTTCGTGACGTTGTTGAATCACCTTCTGTTCTTCGTTGTATCTATTGAAAAAGTCGCTAGCTTTTTTTTGCTCTTGAGATAATGAAGGTTTCAACTTGATCTCTTCATAGTATTTCTTCTTAGAGCTATCCAAAAAGCTTTTGGCTTTAGCAATTTCTTCTTTGTAAGCTAGTTTTTTCTTTTTAACAGCTCTTTCATCTTCATCTTCATCCCATGCAAAATTATCATCCATTAAAAAATCTATCTCTTCTGAATTAAGATGTGGCTTGCTTACATTATAATATTCTTTAAGTAATTGTTCTCCACCAAGTTTTGAGTAGTCTTTATTGAGACTTACATAATCTTCAACTGTACCACCAGTTTCTTTCATAAAGTCTACTAGTTTTTCAATATTCTCTGGTAACTCTATTTGTGGATTTTCTTTTACTTCTTCTTTAATATCTTCTAAAACCTGTTCTTCTTCTTTAACCTCTTCTTTTATTTCAACTTCTTCCATTACTGGAACTTCTTCTTTATTTTCCTCTACAGGTTCTGTTTTAGTCTCTTCAACTTTAGTTTCTTCAACTTTAGTTTCTTCAACTTTTTCTTCTTTTTTAACCTCTTCTTTTGGTTCTTCTTTTTTAACCAAATCTACTTTAGCTACATCTTCTTTTGTAACTAATTTTTTAGGTTTCTTTTTTATTTTAAAGTCACCTTGTTCTAGCTCGCCAGAGGCGGTTTCTTTTATTTGTTCTGACATAATATAATATAATAGTTAATATAAATTATCTAGGTGCAAATTGTTCTAAACCAATTCCACCTAAATTATCGTTACCTTTAGATTCAAAGTTTATAGGTAAACCATCTTCTCTTCTTTGGGTTATCATTTCACTCTGTTGAGTTCCTTGAATTTTAAGTCTTTTATCTTTACGATCTTCTATTTGCTTTTCTTTTTCAGCTATAACTCTAGAATTTTCTTTAGCTAGTTGCATGTTATAGTTAAATTCTTGTTGCATTAGACCTCTTTTTATTTCTGCTTCAGTTTGTAGTTTTTGTATTTCAAACTGAGACTTAGCTTGTTCTAATTGAACTTTGCTGCTAGTCATAGCTTCTTGTTTTTGTAATTCAGCTAAAACAGTTTTTTCAGCAGTCTCAGCTTGTGCTTGAGCTTGAGCTTGAATTTGTTGAAGCTTCATCTCTTGATCTTTAGCTTGCTTGTCTTTTCTACGTTTCTTTAGTAAAGTATTAGCTAGCTTAAGATTGTTTACATTTCTAATATCTATGGCATCTTCTAAATCTATAGATTGTGTAGATAAAGCTACTTGTATATTTTGTTCAAGTTGAGCTTTTTCTTCATCATCAGGTTCTAATTCTATAAATATACCAAAGTCATGTATATCAATACTCATTAATTCGTCTAAAGTTTCAGTATTAAAATTAGATATACTATTAACTAATGACATTCTAGTCAAAGGAAACATTAAAGAATCGTTAACTCTTAGTGATATATTTTCACAAGTTCTTAATGTTAAATATAAACTCGCTTGTAGTATATGTCTAGTTGCTGTATTAGAATTAGCAGCAGCAAGTTTTTGTAAACCTACTAACGAATTTTTATCAGGTACACTTCCATCTCTTGCTTCGTTTAATCCAGTTACATCTCTTATCATTTGTAAATAATAATTATAAGTCTGAATTAAAGAACCTATTTTAGCACCACCAGAAGACGATTGAAGTTCTTGTACAGGTATTTTACCTCTATTCATTTCACCATCTTGAGTCAAACTTCTACCAATTACAGAACCAGTTTGAAAATACATGTTTAATGCTTCAGCTGGGTTATAATTAGTTCCATTACCAAGATCTACTTCTGCTAAACCGTCCATGTCTAAGTATACGCCATCAGGAACCATACGAGACATTACTTGTTGTAACTTTAAATGCGTTAACTGAATCATATCAGCAAAACCAGTGACTCTACTTACTAAACTTTCTATTCGGCCTTGATACATTCTTGGAGCAGTTATAGTATAACTAAGATTAACCTTGCTAGTGTCAGCATATGGTCTTGTCATATTTTCTGCTAATCTCCAGTCAAGCATTTCTTCCATACCTAATACTTTAGCACCACTGTATAAAGTTTCTATAGTTCTTGAAGCTTTTTTGAAGTTGTCAGTTTCTTTTACTTCTAAAAATGTATCTTCTTTTTCTATTGTTTTTTGTAAACCTGTAGGCGTAATTTTAACTTTAAATACTTGATCTATGTAACTTTTCCATTCAAAATATAATACTTGTACAGTATTTTGATCATACCTGCCATTAAAGTTAGGTGAATAAGCAGTATTGCCTGTGTAGTTTTGTAGTTTTTTAACTTGTTCAGGTGTTAAACTAGGAAATTGTTTTTTTAGCTCAACAATAGGTACATTTCTAACCTCACCTACGTAATATACATCTTCAAAGTTAGGATCATTAGTGTATGAATAAACTATATTAGCTGGATCAACATAATCAATAACAATTCCTTCAGCTGGATTCCAAGATGTTTTAACACATGATATACCTAATACAGTTAAATCATAGTTAAGTCTTTTTCTAATTAAATGGTATTTATTTTTATCTAATACTTGAGATATTAATTGCTCTTCTGCTACTTCAATAGATTGTTTATAATCCATTTGCATATGAGCTGGAATATCTTCTAATGTTTCAGGTGAATTTTTAGCTGTAGATTCTGAAAGGTCAATACCAAACTGCTGCATAACCATGTCATTAAACTTTTTAGCTTCAATATCCATCATTATACGCTGAGCGTATTTAGTTCTTTTTCTTAAAGAAGTAGGATCTTGAGCCATTGCTTTTACTTCATAAGATCTTTGAGACATGCCATTAACAACTATATCTACAAACTTAGGAATAATAGGTACAGGTTTCCAATCAAGATTTAAATAACTTAAATCACCATTTATTGCTAGTTCATCTTTATATTTTTGAACTGGCTGCTCTGCTCTCGCGTAAAGTCTTAAGTTGTGATAGTTATTGTAATTAGTCATATATCTATAACCAACACCTTGTGAATTTCTAAACCATTCACCTTCAATAGCTCTTGCAACTTTCAACCCATACTCGTAAGTAGCTTTCTCAGCGGCAGGTACGACCTGATCAGGAAATGTACTATATGTAGTAGTAGCTTGCATATATATTAATTAATTTTTGATATTGTACCGGTATTGTCATAAGTTTTAATACCAAGATTTATTTTATTAGTAAATTTTTGAGGCATAGGTCTGTATAAATTTTTATTACAAGCCATTATAGCTAAACCAGAGCTGATACTAGCATCATGTTTAGTTCTATTATTTATATTAAAAATAGCCCAGTCTTCTAATGTTTTTTGGTGATACATGTCACCGTAATTATTTTCTTTAGCACCTACAAAATTTTCAATATAGCTTTCAATAGCTGCAGCATGTGCTTGTTTAATGTCTTCACTCGAGTTAGGTATTCCACCTATTTCTCTTTCAGTTATAGATAATTTGTTGATTAGTTTATCAGGTCTATTCATTGAGAAACCTCTATAACCCCTACGTTTTAAATAGTATAATAATCTTGGTTTGTTATTTTCAGCAAGTATTGGCATACCATAAAAAACTAAAGCCATAAGGACATCTTCAAAAAATATTTCAGCTG